CAGGTGCAGGTTCTCCCGGTGCAGACGTAACGGGTGCAGGAGCAAGCGCAGCACCACCGCCCATCTTTGCGAACCCACAAACGACCAACCTCGGCACGGGCGAACTCTCGGCAGGCCAAGGCCAAGGTTCATCACCAATGCGAGCCTATGTCGTTGAGAGGGACATCACCCAAAGCACTCGGAGGGTTCGGAGGTTGGAGGAATTTGCAACTTTAGGGGCGTAGGACATTTACCACTATGGAACTACCCATTTACAGGATGACCGTGGACGAGGTGGATGAAGGGGTCCAATTCGTGGCCCTGACCGATATGCCAGCAATCGAACGGCCATTCCAAGCCTTCGCAAAGACACCACAAAAGTTTACCGAAACAGGCGAACGGAGAGTGCTTACCGGCCCTCTCATGCTTGCAGACACTCCTATCTTTCGCAAGGACGAAACATACGGGGAATACTACGTCGTATTCGACAAAGCCACCATCCGCAAGATAGTCCAAAAGTATTTCAAGCAAGGCAACCAGCACAACGTCAATGCTTACCACAACGCTGAACTGGATGGCGTGTTCATGTTTGAGTCCTACATAACCGACTCCGAGCGTGGTATCATGCCACCCAAAGGCTACGAGGACACCCCCGACGGATCTTGGTTCGGCTCCTTCAAGGTTGAGAACGACGAGGTGTGGGACAACCGCAACCTGTTCAGGGGTTTCTCCGTTGAGGGCCTCTTCGGGATGGACAAGACCGAATCCGAACTGGAGGTCGCACTCGCTGGCCTCGCTGACGAATTAACCGCTTTTTTGCAACAATTAACCCCCACCTACAAATCCCACTAACTATGAATCTCAAAAACGCAATCGAATCCCTGCGGACTGAACTCCGCAAATTCAGCACCCAAAAGCAGTCCTTCGCTGACTACAAGTTGACCGATGGCACGGTTGTCCGTGTTGACGGGGACCTCGTTGCCGGGACTGCCGTTTACGTTGTTGCCGAGGACGGCACACTCCCTGCCCCCGATGGCGAACACGTTGTTGAAGGCGTTGGAACGATCAAGACCGAAGGAGGCAAAATCGTTGAGGTCATCGCTGCCGAAGTAGCAACCCCGGTCATCGAGCCGTTGCCCGTTGCTGCCGAAATCACTCCCGAAGTAGCCGTTGAGGTAACCGAAGAAATCAAAGAAGCCTATCCTGCCATGACCCCCGAAGTTGTGGAGGCCATCGTTGCCAAGCATCTTGGAGCCATCATGGAAGAACTCAAGGCTGCCTATGCCGAGATGGGCAAGATGAAGGAGAAGATGTCTGCATTCGCATCGCAGGTTGAAACCATGGCCGACATCGTCGAAAAGGTTTCCGAACTCCCAGCCGAAGCCCCCAAGGCCAGCGGTTCCGCAATCGTTGAGCAACGCAAGGCTCAAGCCTCGCAGAACTTCAACGCTCTCGCACAAGCACTCCAATCACTCAAAAAAAACTAAACCCCTAAACCCCCATTAACAATGGCATATTCGTTCACAGGATTAACCTCCTACACCGACCAAGAGAGGCTTCCTCTCATCACCAAGGCCGTGTTCTCGGCTCGTTCAGCAGCCCTGTTCACCAAGCAGGTGGGCATCAAGTTTGCTGCTGCCCTCAACCTCATGGACACCGATGCACAATTGCAGAGCGGTGATGCTTGCGGTTACACAACTTCAGGCACGACTGCCTTCACCCAGCGGAATATCACTGTTGGCCGTATGAAGGTTCAAGAAACCCTTTGCCCACGTTCCTTGGAGCAATACTGGATGCAGACCCAGTTGACCGCTGGCTCTAACTACGAGAGTGTTCCTTTCGAGCAGGCTTTCTCTGAGCAGAAGGCTCTCCGTATCGCAGAGGCTTTGGAGAACGCAATTTGGAAGGGCAACACCTACTTTTCAGGTGTCAACCAGTTGTTGAACGCTGCGTCTGGTTCTACCATCAGCGGTAACACAGGAGCGGTTTCTGCGTCCGTTGGTATCACTACAAGCAACGCAATCGCCATCTTTGACGGCATCTACAACCAAATCCCACAGGCCATTCTGACCAAGACTGACCTCGTAATCTTCTGCGGTTGGGACAACTTCCGTACGTTGCTTGGTGCGTTCAAATCAACCGCTAACGTCCTGTATAACCAAGTTGACTTGGCTGGTCTTGCTGACGGGGACATCATGTATCCCGGTACAAACGTCCGTGTCATTGCAGTCCCCGGCTTGACTGGCACGAACCGAATCGTTTCTTCGTACCTCGGTAACTTCTTCTATGGAACCGACTTGTTGAGCGACGAGGAGCAGTTCTCGATTTGGTTCAGCAAAGACAACGATGAAGTCCGCTTCCAAGCAGCCTTCAAAGCAGGTGTCCAAATCGCTTACCCCGACTTGGTTGTTGACTTCCGCTTGACCTAATGTGTAGGGGGGAGGGAAACCTCCCCCTGCTTTTTGTTCTCTTGAAACTTAAACCCCAAATACACATATGTCCTGCGCACTAACAACTGGTTACACACTCGGCTGCCGTGATTCAGTCGGTGGCATCAAAGCAATTTACGTCCAAAACTGGATTTCTACCGGGTCCTGCAACGCTAACCTTTCAGGTGCGGTTACGGGGTTCACGGGTTACGCTTCGGGTGGCTTCTTCGAGTATGATCTGACCAAGGCCACGTCATCCATGAGCGAAACTTTGAACGCAAGCATGGAGAATGGCACAATCTTCTACACCCCCGAAGTAACGTTCACCATCAACAAACTGCAAGTCGCAGTACGCAATGAACTCCGTTTGCTCGCTCGTAGTAAAGTGATCGTGATCGTTCAAGACAACAACAGTCGTTACTGGTTGCTGGGTGCTATAAATGGCCTTGAGGCAACTGCTGGAACCGCTGGAAGTGGCACTGCATTCGGCGACCGAAACGGCTACGAAATAACGCTTTCCGGGATGGAGCCTGACCCGATGTTCTCGATTGCATCAACAGTCTTTACACCATCGTCTGCACAGATACTCGGCTCGTAGTATCTTCGCATTAGGTTTTCATCACTGAGGTTTGAGAGGGGCAGTCAGCAATGGCTGCCCTTCTTATTTTTACCCCATGAAGATTTGTATCGTTTACAACGCCCATCCAACCGGGTGCAGTTTCTATCGGTTAGAAATGCCGAACGCATACTTGGGCGACAACTACCCGGAGTTTGACTATGTGTGCGTCGAGAATATCACGACCATCAGCGACGAGGGGTTGAAGTCCATTGACCTGTTCCTGTTCAGCCGGCTTTGGTGTCAGGGAACCATGGAGCAGGTGCAGAACGTCTATAAAGCCCTGACCCAATTCGGGGCCAAAGTCATCCTTGACTTGGACGATTATTGGGTCCTTGAGAGCGGCCACATCATGTACCGCCACTACCATGAAACCAAACTCGCAGAGGTCATCCGCATGCACATCAAATTGGCTGACTGGGTAACTTGTACCACCGAACACCTTGCCTCTCGCATACGGCCTTTAAATGCGAATGTGAGCATCTTGCAGAACGAACCCTACGAAGCCTATCAGCAGTTCATTCCCAACTCGGAGGAAGAACCCGACAAACATCTCGTCAAGTTCGGTTGGTTCGGTGGTGCGCAGCATGGCGAGGATATGGAATTGCTCCGTGAGGCGATGCAGAAACTACGCTGGGATGCAAACTTGGATGGCAAGTACAGGCTCTATTTGGGAGGGTGGAACGACAACAACCCAGTTTACGAGGGCTACGAAAAGATAATCAGCGACCAAGGGAACAACCCGAACTACGGACGCATTCAGGCAGCGGATATTTACTCCTACGTCGGGGGCTACAACTTCGTGAACGTAACCCTTGCACCGCTCCGGGACACCAAGTTCAACAAACTCAAATCCGAGTTGAAGGTGGTCGAGGCAGGGTGGATGAACAAGGCCATCATCGCATCCGAAACCATCCCCTACACGGACGTTATCAAGCACGGGGAGAACGGGTTCTTGGTTCCTTACAACAAACCCAAGGACTGGTACAAGTACATCAAGCAGTTAATCCTTGACCCCGACCTACGCAAAGGCTTGGCTGACAACCTTACACGGGACATCAAGAGGCAGTTCAACGTGGCTGAAACCGCCAAGAAGCGGGCCGAACTATACAGGCAGATTGGGCGCAAATTGTGAAATTCGGGAGCGTCGCACATTTACAAGCAGATGCTTTACCTGAACCCTGACACGACCAACACCCTGACGGTTACTTGGACCGAGCGAGCCAGTACCGGGGACCGCTACATCTTGCGACTTACGAGCATTGCCAAGAACACCACGACCGATTTCACCCTGCTGAAATCTGCCAACCTTTCCAACTATACCAACCGCTATGACCAATTTTCGCTTACCGTGGGGTCGCTTGAAACGGGTTCCTATAAGTATGAGGTGTACGATACCAATAGCACGGTTTCAGCAGCCCTTGCGGTGGTTGAAACGGGCTTGGCTTTTGTACAAACCGCAACGATAGGCTTCAACACCTACGCAAACACAATCACTTACAACACCTTCCTCGCATCCAGCGTGAGGGTATTCGACTCAACCTTTGACCAATCCTTCGCATGAGCGTACAAACACGAAGCCAACTCCAAGCGAGTGCATTAACCATCACCAACGAAACCGCTGCCGGCGCGAACACCGCATCCCGTGTAGGCGGTCTATTCGACGACCTTGCAGACACCGCAACGCTTGACATCGAGCGTGGCTATGCTTCGGTTGCTACGGCTGCTGATAGGTCATTTGTAACGACCAATAATACTGCTACCAAATTACTGATTGTAACAGGCAACAACATTCTATCAACCAACAACTTTTCGAGAGTTGCAACAGCTGCGGGGCCATCAATCACATACACGGGGACGCTATCCGCTGCAATTAGGGTGAGTGCAAATCTAACTTTTTCGGGGGCAAATGGCGATGACTACTTTTGGTCTATTTACAAAAATGACGTACAAATCGGCTCATCTGAAGCACATGTTACTTTGAGCCATAACCAAGGCCATCAAGTAGTTTTGGAAACCTTTTTGATAGCAAATACCAATGATGAATTTTCAATCTATGTAACTTCATCTGATGGTGTTAGGACGATTACCATCACATCCATCAGTTTTAATGCTCACACGCTATGAGTAATAAATCTACTCAACACTTCACCCAATGGTTGGGGATAGAGCATAAGGTTCCCGTGATGCTGGAGAACAGGTCCGGCAAGTACATCACCTACGGCTTTGCGAACGAATACCCCTACTACCTGCTGGACAACTATCGCAGGTCAAGCAAGCACAACGCTATTGTCAACGGCAAGGTGAACTACATCATGGGCGGTGGATGGCAGGCAGGCGACAACCTGACCGTAGAGCAAGAGGCCCGGTTCATCAAGTTTTTTGACGGACTTTCCAGCACGGAGGATCTGAACGACATCACCGAGAAACTGGTCCTTGACTTGGAGTTATTCAACGGATTCGCAGTTGCGGTTACTTGGTCCAAACTTGGGACCATCGCCAAGATGGAACACGTCCCGTTCGAGAAGATTCGGGTGGACAAGGAAGAAAAGATGTTTCAGGTCGCTGACTGGTACAACGACGACATGATGCAACTCTTCCCGAAGGTCGGGGACATCGAAAAAATCCCTGCATTCGACCCGGAGAATCGCCTCGGAAAGCAGTTGTTTTATTACAGGGTCTATGCAGCAGGCGTGAAACACTACCCGCTCCCCGAATACATCGGAGGGAACGCTTGGATTGAGGCAGACGTGCAAGTGGCTAACTTCCACAACAACAACCTCCGCAACAACTTTTGGGGGGGGTACTTGATAAACTTCAACAACGGGATTCCTACCCCCGAAGAACAGGGCGACATCGAGAGGCAAATCAAACGCAAGTTCAGCGGTACGGATAACGCTGGTCGCTTTGTGGTTACGTTTAACGACGATGCAGCCAAGGCCCCGACTTTGGAACCGCTCACTCCGTCCGACATGGATAAGCAGTTCGAGATATTGAACAAGGCCATTCAGCAAGAGATATTCATCGCCCATCGTGTAACTAACCCCATGCTTTTCGGAGTCAAGACCGAGGGCCAATTAGGTGGTCGCAACGAATTGGTCGAGGCTTACGAACTATTCAAGGCAACCTACGTCAACGACCGGGTCCGCAAAGTGGAGCGGATGATCAACTACTTGGGATCCTTCAATGGCGTGGAAGGGATGGAACTGATACCTGTGGAACCCATCACCGAGCGACTAAGCGAACAAGCCTTGTTGCAGATTATGACCCAAGACGAACTTCGTGAGAAAGCAGGTCTGCAACCGCTTGAGAAACCTGCTGACGTGGTTGGACCTAACCCCCAACCCGACGAGCAACCGCAAGCCGTGGAAGCATTGCAGAGCAATGACAACATCAAGAAGTTGTCAGGCCGTGAGTACCAAAACCTGATGCGTATCGTGCGTCAGTATATGCAGGAGAAAATCACGCTGGAGATGGCCCGTACCATGTTGTCAGCCGGCTTCGGCCTATCTGCTCAAGAGATTGACACGATGCTCGGAGTGCAGTCCCAAGAGTTCAGCGAACCTCAATGGGGCCAAGATGACGATGAGGACTACGGATGGGGCGAAGAAGAGTTCAAGGTCTTGGAAGTGGTTGCAAGTAAGTTCGGATGTCATGCAGACGATTACCATGTTATGCACTCCAAGCCGATGCGGTTTGACTCCAACATAGACGAAAACATCCGCTTGGCCTTTGCCGAACTGGGCGAAGAAGAGAAAGAGTTGGACAAGAAGATTGAGGCTTACCGCAAGAAGAACCGGGAAGCCAGCGTTGAAGAAATGGCCAAGGAGTTCGGGGTCAGCAAAGCCAAGGTCGCCAAGCGAGTCGCTTACCTAATCACAAAGGACCGCTACCCAATCAGCAGGGCCGTGGACAAGATTGCCGAGCAGAACCTTCCCAAGAATGTCAAGGAAGTTGCCGAGCCTGTACTGGAGGTCCGCTACAAGTACGCATGGGCCACAGGGTTCAGCAACAAGGACAAAGGCTCCAGCCGTGAGTTCTGCAAGGTCATGCTTGACTTAGCCGGGCAGGGCAAGGTTTACACGAGGGAGGACATCGACGGGATTTCTGCGATAATGGGCTACTCCGTATGGAATCGCAGGGGCGGTTGGTATCACACACCGAGCGGAGTGAACAGGCCCCAATGTCGCCATGTATGGGAGCAGCAACTTGTAATTCGCAAAGGCAATAAAATCACAAAGGCATGAAGGCACTATTCATAAGCGAAGAAACTCTGCTCGACAATAGCATCATCAACGAGAACGTATCCTACACCCAAATCCGTCCAACGGTCATCAAGGTCCAAGAGATGCGGATTCAGCCCATCGTTGGCTCTCCGTTGTACGGGGAACTGGTTACGCAGGTCGTCAGCGGTTCAACGTCTGCACTCAACCAAACGCTCTTGGAGGACTACATCCAACCCGCAATGATTCAGTGGCTTTACTACGAGTTACCCATGGTCCTTGCGTTTAAGTACATGAACAAGGGGATGGTCCGTAGAACGAGCGAAGAATCCTCACAAATGAGCATGGAAGAAATCACCCGGCTGACCGATAAGGTCAAGAACGATGCCGAGTGGTACTCCGAACGGATTACCCGATACCTAATGGAGAACCGCAACTCCTATCCCTTGTGGAACTCGCCTCCGTCTGCTTTGGATACCATCTACCCGAACGCTACCAACTACCGCACCGGGATGGTCTTGGACCGCAACCGAAGGATGGGAATCAGCAACCTTGACTACCCCTACCCCTACGGACAATTCGGGGCGTGTAATGACTGCTAACGATGGGCGCACATAAAAAAAACATACTGAAACTTCAGACTTATGTCATGGATAAAAATAAAGCAGGCTCTCTTGGACCTTGCAAATGCTCATCCTCAAGTCAACTCCTTCGGGACGGGCGACCCGCTTGCAATCGGCACGGACAACACCATCAACCTGCGAACCCCAAGCCGTGAGCGTATCGTCTATCCGCTCGTTTTTGCAGATGTTCAGTCTGCAAATACTGACGCTGGTACTTTGGACTTGGTGGTTGGGGTTTACTTTTCTGACCGTGTTGAATCCATCAAACCGATGGGCGGAGTGGTTTCGGGCAGCCCTACGCTGGGCTGGCAGGACAACGAGGATGAGGTACTAAGCGACCAGTTACAAATCGCACAGGACTTCATATCAGCCCTTACAAACGACCCAAGCGAGGACTGGACCCTCTCATCCAGCGTGAGCCTTACGAGGTTCGTAGAGAGCCGGGACGACCGCACCGCAGGGTGGCAGGCGACGATGACTTTTGAGATTCCGTTCGGCCATTCAGTTTGTGAAATTCCAGTCTAATCTACATTTACAATTAAACGCTAAAAAATGCCTACACCCATATTGCAACAAATGCTCGGACAGGGCGGTACGATGGAGTTTATCAATGGATCCGTTACCGGGAAAAACTACGACTTCCTTGTAGTCAACACCGCTGCGACCTTTACAACTTTAACTGGAACTGGAAGTGAAAACCTTCTAACCGCTTACAACTTTTCGGGGGCTTCTATTTCCGCTGGCATCGTTATCAGCGGTCGCAATGGCGGTAAGATTACTGCGGTAACTCCAAGCGTCGGTTCGGTCATCGGTTTCACATTCCTGTAAGCAATGTTCATCGGTTACGGCTACGGCTATCCCACAAACCAACTGCTTGGCGGTGGCAATCCGTTTTGGCTTGCATTCAACCAACGTGCAGACGCTGACGGGGCTTTGCCTGCGGAGGCTGCGGTCAATGGATGCCTCCAAACCCGATTCCTTAACTCCTTCCAATCCTACGCTTTCTTCGTCTTTTATTCCAACTCTTGGCAGCCGTTTATGCAACGGGCGAATACCGACTCGGCTGACGCTGCGGAGGTTCGCTTCATCAACTGCCTTGAAGTCCGAATGTACAATCTCTTAAACGCATAGCAGATGCCTGCAAGTCCATCACTACTTATTGTCCCTGCTCGCTTTAAGACGGGGAAACTCTACACACAAATCGCTACGACTTCGGCTGGGGTTGTTCTCGGTTCATCGGGGGACTTCAACGTTACCCGTGCAACGACTGCGACCCGATTCAATTCGGCTGGCTTGATTGAGTCGGTGGCTTCGGGTGTGCCTCGCTTGGATTACTATACCAGCGGTGGAACGGCTGGATGCCCTGCGTTGCTCGTTGAGCCGAGTGCGCAGAACTTGGCCCTGCATAGCCGAGATTTAACAAATGCCGTTTGGTCGGGAACGACCGTAACAATCGCAAAGAATGCCGTTGGTGCAGATGGAGTTGCATCAGGAGCCACGACAATAACCGCAACGGCTGCAAGTGGAACAGTTCTCCAATCCTTATCCCACGCATCGCAGAGCCGTGTTTTCTCGGCATACATTCGCAGGGTGTCGGGTACGGGGGCTATCCAATTAACGACCAATGGAGGAACCAACTGGACCACCGTTACAATTTCAAGCCTTTACACGCAAGTTGCTTGTGCTGCTCAAACGGTTGCAAGTGGAACAATCGGTATTCGCTTGGCCGTAAGTGGCGACGTGATTGAGGTGGACTTTACACAAGGCGAGGTTGGCCCTGTTGCTACATCGCCAATCCCCACAACCACAGGCTCGGTAACTCGCAACGCAGACGTTATCACTCTATCAGGCGCAGTCAGCGGATGCATCGGGCAGACCGAGGGGACGCTTTATGCGGAGTTTGAATACAAGACTAACACAGCAGAAAGGCGGTTAATAGCGTTGAGTGACAACACCACAACGAATCGAGTCTTTGTTTGGACTCTTAACAACATCTTTTATGTTCAGGTGCAAGGAACGAACGTTATTGTCGCAAATCCGATAACGGAAGGTTATCATAAGTTGGCTTTCGCCTATCAGCAAAGCGGAGTGAGCGGAACGCTATTTGCAAGTTTAGATGGAGGAGCTATTGTTTCGGGTACAACCGCTGGGACATTCCCCAGTTCATTGACTGCTATAAACATCGGAAAAAACGAGGCAACCGCAACATCTACTTTCTTTTGGAATGCCCGCATCCGCTCCGCTGCAATCTACACCTCTCGCCTAACCAACGCTGAACTCATCGCATTGTCAACCCTGTAACGATGGCCTGTTTCCGTAAACTCTCGTTCCCGTCTGCGAACATTGCAGACCAAGTTCTCGCCAAGTTGGACCTTATGGATAGCGTTGTTGTCCTCGGCCACCTATGCGAAACAAGGGATGCAGAAGGATATTGCATCAAGGTCCGCAAGGAGTTTTCGGTTGACGTGCTATTCAACGCAGACGAGCCAAACGAACTCGCAGCACCCTACATCATTTGGCCCGAACCCTGCGGAGTTCACTCCTTTCTCGGATGGGACGAGCAGTACACCGAGGACTACAACGAACACAAATCTTTATGAAACTCTTTCGCAAACGCAACCTTGAAACCCCTAAACTCCCAATAATGAAATCAGCCGTCATCGCTTTACTTCGCCACCTGTTAACCTTCATCGGTGGAACCCTCGTCGCCAAAGGCTTGTTAGACACCGAAACTTTGCAAGAGATTATTGGTGCATTAATCACGTTGCTTTCGGTTGGTTGGATGACAATCGATAAAGTAAAGGTCAAGAAGTGAACTTGATAGAAACCACCATCGTCGGGAGCGTTGCAGCAATCGTCGGTGGAGCGGTCGCTTGGTTCACCAAGGGCCGTGTCGAATCGGACTCTCTGCAAGTCAGGCAGGCCCAAGCGGTCCTCGCTATGTGGCAGGCTACCAGCGAGTCCCAAAACAAGGAATTAACACAACTTCGTAACGAGGTCGTAAGTTTGCGTCAACGATTGGAAGACATGGAACAACTGGTTCATGAACTGCAAGCCGAGAATGCCAAACTTAAAAACCTCGCATGATCCTACCAGCCACCAAGCACACCCGAAACATCCACGAAGTAACCTGCCAATCAGGGCAGGAGTTCTTACTTGTCAGCGACCTGCATTGGGACAACCCCCATTGCGATAGAGGCTTGCTGAAAAATCACTTGGACGAAGCCTTCAAGCGGAATGCTGCCATTATACTCAATGGCGACACTTACTGCTGCATGGGTGGGAAATATGACCGTCGTGCTGACAAGTCCCTGATTCGTCCCGAACACAACACCGACCGCTATTTTGACGCTATCGTGGACACCTCGGTGGAATGGTTTGCCCCCTACGCCAAAAACATTCTGCTGATAGGCTACGGCAATCATGAAACCGCTATTATCAAGCACGGGGAAACGGACCTCCTGCAACGCTTTGCCAGCACCCTCAACTACGCCACAGGGTCAGCGGTTCAAGTTGGCGGATATGGTGGAACCATTGACATCCGAGTGCTTCACGATACAATCCGTGGAGTCAACTTCGTAGTGCATTATTTTCATGGGCATAGTGGGGGAGGGGTGGTTTCGCGCGGAGTAATTCACGACCAGCGGCTCCTTGCCGGGACCGAAGGCTACGACTTGACTTGGATGGGCCACGTCCACGAATTGTACTACCATCAAAATATGATTCACCGCTATGACCGCTCAACCAAAACCCTCATTCAAAAACCTATTCACCAACTTCGTACGGCTACTTACA